TGGGTTCCGCTGACAGTCAGCAGTTGGTTGACGTACAGGCCCGTGGTGGCCGTGCAAGAGAACGTGCCGCCGGTACCTGTGATCGACACCCCGGCAAGCGCCTGGGGCTCTTCTGCACCGGAGACGGTGACCGTCTGATCAACAAACAAGCCCGAAGTCGAGGTGCAGGACAGGGTGCCGCCGGTGCCGGTGATGGAGACGCCAGACAGGACTCCAGCCTCTGCGGTCTTTGACACGACAGTCGTGTTTGACGGGATGCCTGTCCCGGTGACCGTCTGACCCGCGCCGATCAGCGTATTTGCCTGCGGCAGGGTCACGGCAGTCGTGGCGTTCAGGTAGGCATCGGCCTCCTGAAAGACTCCGATCTGCGACATGGTCAGGCCGTCGATGTCGCCCACCAGAACCGGCGTATCAACAGTGCTGTCGATTGCGGCGAGGTTCTTGCCGGGATGCGCAACAAGCGTCTGAACCCCCGCCCCAGCAACATCGTAGAAGCCGTCGAACTGCCACAGGTTCAGGGCAGACGCAGTGAAGTCGGACAGCGTGAAGTCGTTTGCATTGACCCCGACGCCGTTGTCGTCGATCACCAGTGACTGCAAGCCATCGCTGTAGCCGCTGAAGATCGTCGTCAACGAGTTCTGAGAATTTACCCAGATGCCTCTGGATGGTCCGTTCAGGGTCTTGGAGATGACGCGATACCCGCCGACCTTTCTTGGTCTGCCACGCTGAAACCTGACCCACTGGCCGTCGTTGTAGAACTGCTTGTCGTAAACAGTTCCGTCCCGCTGGATGCCGGGCTGGGTGTCAAGTGAAAAGACCTTTTGAGTCATTTAGAACGTACCGCCGCTGATGCCACTTGTGAACGTGCCAGTGCCCGGCACCGTCAACCCTGTGGCGTTGAGAGCAAACATCTGCGTGCCCTGGATCGTCAAGCCAAACTCACCCAAACCTGGACGGAAAATGCCGGTGTCCGTCTCAGATGCAAAATTAAGCGACGGGGCGCCCGCAGTGCCATCGACGAGGGAAATGTTCGCTGCGCCAGCCGCAATGGTCGTGGCGTTGAGCAGGTTGACCGAGTCGCACAGCAAGATCACTTGCTGACCTGCTGGCACGGTTGCCGTGGCGCCGCCAGAACCGGTGGTGAACGTGATCTGGTATGGGGATCCACCGCCGCCACTGCCGTCGGTTTGATTGGTGATGTAATACACCTGCACCGTCTGCGGCAGATTGATCGTGACGTTGCCGGCCAGCGTGCCGGTGTACTTCTGCACGACGTTTGCGGCTTCGGCCGATGTCAGCGTATAGGTGCCGGAGACGACCGCCTTCGTCAACTGGGTAAAGTTGAACTGCGTGCTGCGACCAAGGCCGACCGTGTAGAAGGCCACGCCAGAGCACACAATGAAGGCAGAGTCTCCCGGCTGAAGGGCGATTGAGGCAACACCGTTGATCAGGCCAGAGGCAGTCGTTACCGTCAGGGTTCCGGTGCCACCGTTGCGCACCAAAAAGAACCAGTCATTGCCAAGGGTCGTGGCAGAAGTCAGCGTCAAGGTGCCAGAGCCACCGGTCCATACATACGAGGCGGCTCGGTCAGAACTGATCGCCGCGTAGTCGGACGAGAAGGTCTGGACAGTGTGGGACTGGTTGAGGGTGGTCGAAACCGCCTTCAGACCATAGCCCGCCAGGGTGGCCGCATCGGCGCTCGAGCTTCCCACGCCGAAGGAGATGATGCCCCAGGTACCGGCGGTGTTGGCGTTGGTGGTGATGTAGATGTACTTGGCCTCGCCCGAGGCCACAGAGACGATGGTGTTGCCAACGTAATCGGCCACCGTGAAGGTGTTGACCCCCACGTTGCGGATCAGCGCATCCTGGCCAACCGAAGCCTGATTGGCCGGCGGCATCTGAAGCAGCAGGCTACCTGCCGTGGCCGTGACGTTCATGATCCTGGCCGCGGCGTTGTCGGTGTCGCTGCCGTTGATCGGCCATGACAGGGTCGTGTTGGCGCTCAGGGTGACCGCACGGAACGAAACGTCCGTCGGCTGGATCACCTGACCGGTGAAAGGGCTGGTAAAGCTCATGAATCCCTCGCAATCGCCTGACGGTCACCAAGTCTGGTGACGTTCTCTTCCTTCAGGACTTGGATGATGCGGTCGTAGTTGCCCTGCCACACTGGAATGCGCTCGTCGTTCTTGAGGAACGGCATTGCCTGGAGCAGGGTGCCATAGAGCAGCGCCTGGGGGGCGTACTGCGTGAACCAGTTGGACTGGTTTGATGAGTCCAGGGGCTGCACGCGCTCGTAGTACAGCACCTCGTAGTTGTACGCGACATCGGGCGTCGGGCCAACAAGCCAGTGCTCGTAGTCGTAGTCGCAGAAGAACTTTGGAGCGTCCTCCTGAGCCGGATCCGGCCAGTACTCGCGGATGTACTCGTAGGTGCGCAACAGCACCGGCTGACGCCGGCCGGCCACCGTGACATTCATTGAGACCGTCTTGCGCCAACGAGCCGGCTTTGCGATCACGTTATCGCCCTGCACCATCTGACTGGTGGCCACTTGGAGGTTGCCCAAGAACTTGAGATCGGCAGCAATGATCTGCTCCGCCAGCATGATGAACTGGGGGATCTTGTCCAGGGTGGCTTGGTCAGTACGCTCCAGATAGGTCTGGATGTCATTGACCAAGCTGTCATACGTCATTACGGCAGCAACTGTCATCACCACACCTTCTTCTTGATGGACTCAGGCTGCGGGACAAATTGCTTGCCCTGGCGCATGCCCTCTCTCTTGGCTCGGGTGGTTGCCGCGTATTCAGAAGGTGTCAGCTTCTCTCGTGCCTTTTTGGGCAGATACCGTTCGCCGGTTGCTTCAGATCCTTGCGTGGACGGCTTTCCAGACCGTGTGCCCCAGTCCTCCTTCGTCCACCTTGAGAGCGAATTATCCGCCTTCTTGGGGCCTTTGTAACCCCCCCCTGACGATTTGTACTTCTGGGTGGCAAGCTGAGCCTTCCTGGCGCTCCACTGGCCAGGAGACCCGCCTTTCCCGCCGGCTTTGACCTGGGAAACAATCCTGTCCCACTTCGCGGGGTCCGTTTTCTTTGCGGTGCTCATGATAGGAAAAATGCCCTTTCTTCCTTGCGCCGACGATCCAGCCCAGGCAGCACTTTACCGCCACCCTTGTTCCACAGCAAGAACGAATCGGCCGCAGCTTCCCATTCGCCCCGGTTCGCCTTGATCCGGATGCTGGAGTTCTGGAGATTCCCGAGGCCTACGTTGAAGGAAAAAGAGACCAGAGCGTCAAAGCGGCCTTGACTGCCAATACTGCCGGGAACAAGTCGAAGAACACCGCGTTCAAAAGACGCGACATCGCCGTTGAAGAGATCATCAATTTCCTGCTTCGTCCAGACACGGTTGTGCTCCGGTTTGAGGGGGTATTCGCTGCGAATCATTGGGATGTCGGCCTTGGTCTTGCCGGGTGGCCGAACCATCGGCAGCCTGATCTGGTCTTGGTACAGCACATGGCCGTAGCCGATTGTCCAGATGTGCGCCGGGCACAGGTAGGGCCGATTCCGGTACCCCTCGTACCGATGCATCAAATCAGCGCCCGCCTTGCTCAATTTCACTTCTTGCTCCACTGGCGAGAGCCGAACCAGAAGCCGATGATGCCGCCCAGCATGGCCATCTCGTCACTGGAGAAGATCAGGCCGGAGTACTTGACCACATCGTCGATGCTGGTGATCAGCGTGGGGTGGTTCCACAGGTACACCGCCATGAAGGCGTTGAGCACCACCAACTCAAGGACGAAGATGTAGGTCACGGTCGGGCGCACAGTGCCGACGTAGTTGGCGACCCACTGGCTGGCCTTCTCAAGCACCTTCTCGTCGTGCTTGAGGGCCGCCTCGGTCATCTGAGCCTCTGCCTGCATCATGACCTGATCGGTGCGGATCTCTTCGACCTTCTGCTGGGCTGCGAAGCCCTGTGCGGCCAGGGCAAGCTCACGCTCGTTCTGGAGCCTTGCGAGGGCCAATTCGTGGCTCTGATCGGCCTTGTTCTGGAAGAACTCCAGAAGCTTGGGCAGGCCGCTGATCAGCAGGCCGCCGAGGGTGGAGATGAGAGATAGCATTACTTGGCTCCTTTGATGCGTTCACGCTCTTCAAGCAGGCGAACTTTGACTTGTAGCTCGTTGATGTGAGTCATCAACTGCTCTTTCATGATGGCCCTGCGCTCCGCGCTGATTGGGCTGTCAGTGGGCACACCCTCCTTGGTGATGAGCGCAGGCATACTGCCCTCAATCTTTGTCAGGCGCTCAGAAAACGAGTTGACCTCACCAAGAAGCCATGCCAGAGACATGACCACAATAGGAATGACCGCCTTGAGTACATCAGACCATGCCATGGCGCAACCCCCT